GGTCAAGTTAATGCAATTTTAGGACTAGTCGTGGGTCTTGCTACTCTAGTCTATATGACTGCATCAGCAGTAAAAGTGATTAAAGAACTGAGGAAAAAATGAATGAAGTTCTTCAAATCATTGTATCCCTCTGGCCCATCGGCATTGGCATTATCACGCTTATTATCGTTCTAGCCAGAATGCACTACAACCTAGAAGCTTTGACAGAAAAAGTTAAAGTCCTATTCGACTTCCACAATAAACGAAATAAATAATATGACTCCAGAATTATTAGCAATGTTGGGAGGCGGCGTAAGCGGCTTCGTCATGAAGATGATAGCGGCACAAGCAGAAAGCCAAACCCGATTATTTGAACGCATGATTGCCCGGCAAACTGTTGCTGATGATTCAGCAGACAAGGCAGCAGCGCGCGGTGGTGTTTACATGCGGCGGCTAATTACATTTTCAGTCATATTTGCCATTGTTCTTGCGCCATTCATTTTTGCTTTCACAAGCATTGGCATCAGTGTGCAACATGAAACATCTGGCTTTTTTGGATTCTTCAAATCACTGAAATGGGACACAGTGCAAGGCTTTGTAATATTGCCAGAAATCCGACAAACTGCATTGGCAATTGTTGGTTTTTATTTTGGGTCTTCTCAAGTAAAATAACACAGCAATGCGCATGGCTGATCATGGCGCATTGATTATAAATTATGACTGAAAGCCAAAAAAAAGACATTGATGCTTACTTGAAGTATGGCGGTTATTCAGAAGCTGCGAGGCAACTTGGCAAGGATGTAAGCAATTTAAGAAAATCAATTAAACTATTAGAGGCAGATGGCAAAGTGCCATGGAAGTCATCAGCACCAACGCCAGCGCATTTGTCAGTTGGCAAAACAACTGTCCAATATGATGGAGCTGGCAATGTCATTCAAGAATGGCGGCGGCTTTACCCGGAAGCGCAGGGCATGCAAGCCTTTGTTGATGGTCTTTGTGATCAAGTCAAAGGCTTGGGCAAAGCTCCAAAAAGAAAAGCGCGCAAGACTGATACAAATGAAATGCTGTTTGAATTAGATATTTTTGATGCGCATGTGGGCATGTATGCCGACGAAAGAGAAACCAAAGATGAAGATTACAATTGCGACATTGCTGCTGCCAGAATGGTTGAAGCTGCTGAAGGCTTGGCGGCAAGATCAAACAGACCAGCCAAATGCGTTTTGGTCTTTGGCGGTGACATGATGCACAGCGACAACCGAAGCAACCAGACCGAGGCAAGCGGTCATGTGCTGGACGTTGATACAAGATATTATCGGGTTGTTGAATACTTGATCAGAGCATGCCGGGATGTGGTCGCCATTGCTGCCACAATAGCCAATGAAGTGGAGGTTGTGGTGCTTGAGGGCAATCATTCTTGGCACAGTGAAGTCTGGCTTGCGCGGGTTCTAAATGCCTATTACAGCAAATGCCCAAACATCAAAGTTAAATCTGAACCATCACCAAGAAAGCACATGATTTGGGGCAATAATTTGTTGGTGTGGTCGCATGGTGACAAGATAGCAGCGCAGAAATGGCCAATGATCATTGCAGCAGAGTTTGCCAAAGAGTGGGGTGCTACTAAATACAGGCATTTGAAGTGCGGTCACATCCACCACAAGAAGACCATTGCGCCAGTTGTCATTGATGAGCAGTCTGGCTTGGTGGTTGAATACTTGGAAGCACTTTGCGCAACAGATGCTTGGCACACAGGCGCAGGTTTTGTTGGCTCACAGAAGGGCGCAAGCGCGTTTGAATACCACAAGACCAAGGGTTTAATCACTAGGTTTTACCAGCCAGTTTAAACAGCAATGGAATGCATCAAATTGATTGCGCTGAATGGCGCAAAGACTGTTGGCAAATCAACCATTGCAAATGCTTTGGCGGCATTGAGTGATGATGTGGTAATTGTATCATTTGCAACGCCAATCCGCGCAATGCTCCAAGCAATGGGCGTTGACCAGCACAATCTGAATGTTGCCAAAGAAGATCCAATTGAAGGCTTGGGTAAGTCTGCCCGGCAGTTGCTTTGTTCGCTTGGCACTGAGTGGGGCAGAGAAATGGCAAATGAAGACATTTGGCTTTGGGCAATGCAGCAACAGATTCAAAAACTGATTGATGAAGCAGCCAAGCCAGATGATTTGGTTGTTGTCATTGATGATTGCAGGTTTGCCAATGAAGCAGAATGGGTGCGCAAAGTGGGTGGTAATGTTGTGCGGCTTACACGTGACGGCATCACATATTCGGGCGACCACAGCAGCGAACAGCCACTGCCAGATGATTTGATTGATTGGGAATTTGACGCAGGTGGCGTTCAAAACTGCATCAAAAATATTGTACAATTAATTATTATATAAATATTGTCATTACAAATTTAAGGTTTTGGATGCCAATTGCAGCACTTTGCTGCTCAATAATAATAATAACAGGGCAATGCCCAAAACAAAGGAATAATGAATAAAGATATTAAAGCCATAAAATCAAAGGCTGAAGAAGCCATTGAAGAAATACTGGTTGAACTTGAACAACGAGGCATTAAGGTGTTTCGTTTGCAAGTCTTCACAGGTCGAGACAAACCGCCACAGGTCAACATTGTTGTTGATGAGATGGGAGGCAACCGATGAGCCAAATCACAGCATATGATAAAATCAATGATGCTGAAGGCATCGAGTTGATTGGAAACGCCATTTGCCGTTCTGGAATGTTTGGTTGTGAAAGCAAAGAAGCAGGCATTGTTTTTGCTCTGCAATGCATTGCCGAAAACAAACCGCCATTGGAAATGGCAAAGAATTACCACTTGGTAAAAGGCAAGTTGACTAAGCGCGCAGATGCGATGCTGGCAGACTTTCGCCGGGCAGGTGGCAAAGTCACTTGGGAAGACTTGAAAAACGAGAATGTGCAATCTGCCATTTTTGATTTTGAAGGCATCAAGACCAATGGCAGCTTCTCAATGGATGATGCACAACGCGCTGGATTGATTCGGAAAGGTTCAGCATGGGACAAAACACCAGCAGCAATGTTGAGGGCGCGTTGCATATCAGAAACACTAAGGGCAATTGCACCAGAGATTGTGCAGGGCGTTTATGTGCCAGAAGAAATTGACGTTGCTGATGCGGTGGCAGTTACAAAATCCAAACCAAAGCCAATGAAAAAGGCTGCGCCAGTTGTTGAATCAATTGAAGTCAAAGATGAACCAATGGAAGATAGACCAAACCTTGCAGCATTGATTGCTGCTAGTGATTTGGAATATAAAACCAATCTGTATTGGACTAACAAAGGCAACATAGACATGGATCTTGACCAAACATGGCGTGACTTGCCGCAAGACATCCAAGCGAAAATTGAAATTGGTTTTGATGCATTCAGAAAGGCGGTTTCAAAATGAGCGAGTTAATTACATTACCAAAGATCAATGGAGTGACTATTGAAATCATTGCTGAAGCAGAGCAAATGAAAATCCAAGCATTGATGTCATCCAAAGGTATTGAAACTGTTGATGATGGATTTGAAGCCACAATTGCAGCAGAGGCACAGTCTGCATTGCGTGGTCTGATCAAAGGCATTGAGGAATCAAGAAAGCTTGCCAAAGCACCAGTGCTTGAAGTTGGCAGGCAAATTGACAGCGTTGCTAAAGATTACATTGAAGATGTCAAAGCAGAGGAAAGCCGCATTGCAAAATTGCTTGGGGCGTTTCAGATTGTGGAACGTGACAAGAAACTTGCAGCAGAACGCCAAGCCAGAATCCAAGAACAAAAGGTGATGGCAGAAGCGGCCAAGCAAATTGATGCTGACAGTGACAACACTGACTTGCTGGATGATGCACAGGCGCAGATTGCAATTTTGCGCCAAGAAGCAGCAGCCAAGCATGACGCAGTTGCAGGTGTGAAGGTTCGCACAACAACCAAGTTTGAGATTGTTGATGAAGCGGAAACGCTTAAAGCAAGACCAGATTTGTTCAGTCTGAATGAATCAAAGATTCGGGCAGCACTAAAAATAACAAAAACAATCCCCGGAATTAAAGTTTGGGAAGAAACAAAATCCTATTAATCAAAGTAAAATATCATGGCTAAATACATAGCAACCGACGAAGACGCAAACTCAAGCACCAGCAACTACATCAAAGAGGCTGGATTGTATGAGTTCAAAACAACTAATGTGATTCACAAAATCAATCAGCGCGATGGCACTGACATGTTTGAATGCACATTTTCAACCAAGTGTGGGGAAACAATGCGCAAGACATTCTTTTGGGGCGACTTATCATTGCCAACATCAGAATACAAAGCGCGCGCATTGATCTTTATGCTTTTGAAAGCATGCGGTGTTCAAATCTTCCGTGATCAATTAGATTCAGAAGATGCTGAAGGATTCTTAAAGATCGTAAAAGACAAAAAGTTTTCGGCAAAGGTTGAAATGAACCCGGACCGCAATGATCCAACAAAGTCATGGGCTGAAATTGGTTTTTCTGGTTTCATATACAATCAAAACCATGTGTTATACAAAGAAGGCACATCATCAGTTGCTGAAGATGCGCCACTTGATGAGCAGCCTTGGTAATTAATGGAACAAAGACAATACCAGCAGCAGGCAATTGCTTTCTTGGCAAAGTCTAAACGTGGTATTGTACAAGCACCAGCCGGAGCAGGTAAAACGCATATTGCGGCATCTGCTCTGGCTTTTTGTTTATTGAAGCGCAGAGGTGTGGCTAATGTGGAAATCATGGTCAACACCAGAGAACAAGTTGAGCAAATGCAAACAGCTTGTGACCGCTTCCCGATAATAAAAGAAAAGGCGCATCTGCAAATTTACTGCGCAGCAGGTGCGCCAATGGGAAGCAAACCAGATTTGTTGATTGTGGATGAATGCCACAGGGCAGGTGCTGATGGATGGAGCGCAAAGATTAGACAAGCAGGGTCAGCCCGGTGGGGATTGTCTGCAACTCCATTCACTGGTGACGCAGACCGCAATGGATTGGTGCGCAATTTATTTGGCAGCAATGTTCATTGCATTGATCGTGCTGCTTTGGTTGAGCATGGGCATCTAGCAAGGGCCAAGGTTGTTTGGCATGATGTGCAAAGCACACAAGCATCAGAAGCCATTGAGCAATTGTCTGATGAATTGATTGCAAACAGGCGCAGAAAGATGGCTTGGATGTTTAGAACAGAAGAGGGTGAGCGCAAGCAGACCAGCCAGTGCAAATGGCAGGCAGCGCAGAAGCTTGGCATTTGGGAAAACCCGGACCGGGATGCCCACATTGAATTGATTGCCAGAGAAAGCATGGAAGCAGGAAACCACACCATTGTGCTGATTGGCTCAATTGAGCATGGCAAACGCTTGGCAGGTGCAATTGAAGGTGCTGAGTTGGTTTACAGCAAGATGGGCGCAAAGAAACGGGCAGATGTGATTGCAAGGTTTCGGGACGGCAGTTTGAAGTGCATTATTGGCACATCAGCCATTGAAGAAGGATTTGATGCGCCAGTTGCCAATGTGATCATTATGGCTGGTTGTGGGCGTTCAGAACGCAAGGCAATCCAATCAACTGGCAGAGTGTTGCGACCGCATGACGGCAAGGCTTGTGGCATCATCCATGACTTCCGGGATGGCTTCCATCCAATGTTGCAGAGGCAAAGCCAAGCAAGGGCGCGCATTTATAAGCAGCTTAATTATTATTAAAGAATGTATTGACATGGGTGTTTGGCACAGCATTGTCATT